GTTAACCCGGTTTTTTCATACACTTACATATAGTCCCAGCCCGTTATGGACGGTGGTATTGGGCTCATTGGCGGTGTATTTTTCTTCCGCGTGCCTGTGTTGGCGATCGCGATTATTAACTATTTCAAACCTCGTCTGTTATAGTTTCGACCGCTTTATTTACTATGGCTAGTGAGAGTGCCTTCGGTGCTGGGGTGGCCCCCCTTAGCGATAAGTTGGCCATAGTCAATCCACAAGATATTGCGGAATTGTTAAACAGAGTTAAGCCTCTTAACTTATTAGATAGAATTTTTCGTATTGCTCATGCATCATCGATGGCAGAAGCGAGTGCACAGGTTGTACTCCTTATTGAGCAATATGGTATGTGTTGGAACACAGTGGAGATGCTTGGAATTAAGATGTCTTCACTAATTGCAGTTTGTACAATTGCATATAAATATCTTTTGTCTTTCTTTCAGACACCTGCACAAGATCAATCCGATTTTGGCAATCAACCTCAATCATTTGTCATGTCAGAATCGACTTTTTGGTCAGAGATTAAAAATTTTTTCTCTGAACTTTTTGGCGAAGAAGGTGTTGGCGTTATAGGAGTTATGGCTCCTTTAGCAGCGTGTGCTTCGGCAATTGGTGTTTTGTTAAGTGTCTTTAATTTTGGCACTGGTTTTGTTAACGCCAAGAAAGATTGTTTCTTAAAACGCATCAAAGAAACTGGTGACTTTTTAAGATCATTTTCGTATGTCACCACAGGAGCCTCCGGTCTTTTTCAGGGGTTCATGAATTCAATACTTTCGATTTTTGGCATTACATGGGTTCCTGAAGCCCATAAAGAAGCAAAAGAATTAATTGAACGTGCTAAAACTTTATTGACTAGAGTTAAAAATGTTCAACATAAAATTTCATTGGAACCTCATTATATAATGAGAAATAGATCTGGAATGAATGCATTAAATGCTGCAGTTTCAGATGTTGAAAATGTATTTAAAGATTTGGCTTCACTTAAAGTTCCTCTTGGTAATGCACGTGAACTTCTTTTGCAGCTTAGAGAACATCATAAAGTTTTGCAACAAAAACAAACATGTGTGTATAAAACAGCAGCAATTAAATGTGACCCTGTATGTCTCTGGTTATGGGGCATTCCCGGAATTGGAAAGTCTAAATTTAAAGATCATGTTATTCGTGTTCTTTCCCATTTGCACGGTAGACCTTTAACCACTTATTCACGAACATCAACAGATGAATATTGGTCTGGTTATTGTGGTCAAGATGTTGTCGTTTATGATGAATTCGGCAATCATTCAGAAGATATTGATCATGATGAACTACTACGCATGCGAACATCAGCTGCGTACTTACTTAACGTTGCGGACGTTGAGTCTAAAGGAACACCTTTTTCCTCTATTTACGTGATTATATGTTGTAATGCACGTTCACCAAATTCATCATCTCGCATGAAGGACGTAAGTCCTCTCATGCGTCGCCGTGACTTTTTGATTCAGGTACAAAATCCTGGTCTTGATCAATGGATGTTAGATAATCGTGGATTCAGACCCAATGAGAATTCCGATTTATGGAAAGATGATTATTCTCACTTAAGATTAGTGAGACAAGATCCTGAATATGACATTAATAAATCTCGTTCACGTTCAGCATTTGATGATTTTCCAATTACCCCTACACAACTTGTGGGTGCAATGTTCCAGTTGTATGAGATTCGAGAGATGGCGTATGAAAAAGAATTGGGTGCCATTGTTGGACATTTGCTTGCTGAAAAACATCCTCATCATATTGGTCCTATTGAGGATACCAATATTTTAAAAGCAACAAATGATGAGTTGGCTTCTGTATGGAACGATTCATTTTGCGTTTCGCGAACATCATTAGACCAATTGCAAAAAGCAGTAAAAACTGGATTAACTGTTTCGTGTCCTTCAGCTATTGAACTTGGCCAATCTATAGTTGATATTGGCTTTAAAGAACTTGAATCGGCTGTCGGAAGTAATGCTTCAGGAATTCTTGATGCTTCGTTGGCTGCAGTTGATGCTGCAATTTCAGACCTTCAAAACAATTTAGAAGGTGTGTTCTCAGATTTTAGTGAAACTGATGAGGGACGTGTTGGTCAAGTGATCGATACATGGTTTGATGCTCCTGAAGTGCAATTACGAACTACAGTACAACAAGTTCGTATTGTTTTATTAGATGGCGCTGCTGGAACTGGAAAAACAACAGTTTCTCGAACAATTTGTAATCTTATGAAACAAAGATTATATCAGGATTGTGATTGGGTCACTGGTGACTCTCGTTTAGATCAAGTCGAGATACAACATAAGACCTTAGTGATGAATGATTTAACATCTGGACCAGATGATATTGTTCGAGACAATTTGCGTTATCTTATTCGAGCTTCTGATAATGCGGTTCCATATGACTTTCTTATTATCACAGCAAATGAATTTCAAAATGCTGTGTTGCGACTTATTCCTGAAAAAGAACAACAATCAGCTATACTAAGACGTATTACTTCTTGGTATTCATTTAAATTTGTGCCAAAATATAAATTAAAAGTTCTTGGTATGGAAGTTTTTAATACTTCCCGTTTTTGGAATTATTCATTGGCAGACGTTCAAAATGTTCCATTAGGCACTCCTGTGCCTGATTTTCATGACATTGTGCAAGTATGTAATGCTAGGGATGGAGCATTAATTGACCTTCGAAATTTACCTGAAATGATTTTTCATATGGCTTCATTTCCCCCTGCTGTCACCACTTATGTTTCTGATTGCACATTACCTGAAGTTGATAGAGTTTTAGTTCCAAATTATACAATACATTGCCGTGTGCGTTCTCAAGAATTCATGCGTGTTTTAAATGGATTTAAATTGGGTGATTCTTATCGTGATGCAATGAATTTGCTTTTAAATCTTTTTTCATTGGAGAAAATTACCATTGCAGATGCATATCAAATTTTTTGGCCAATTGCAAAACAAATGATGTCGTATGATTTGAATGCTTCATGTTGTTTTGATATAGAATATTTTTTACATGCGATTAATAGACGTCAACTTCGTACCACCTCTACTAAACTTGGACTTTTTACTATTGATGGCCGTATGTATTATATAACATCCACTTCAGAATCTCATCTAAAATTTGTTCGCGGCCCTCTCGTGTCATCAAATGGTTCTGGACAGGCCTTTTTATCGCATGTGCGCCCTCGTTTGCGTGCTGCTTTGAACGGCGTTGCACAATCTTGCCGTACTTTGCCTCTTACAGAAAAAAGTGACATTGAACTTGCAGTTATGATGGGGTGGATTAATCTCCCTGGAGCTGCTCGTGATTTAATAAATTGGGGACTACTCGCAACTTCACTCATCGCTGGTAGTCTCTGTTTAAGACAGACTTATACTGACGCAAAGTTGCTCCATGCGACTAAAGAACTTGTGTCAGATCTCAAGACAAATGAACATAGTATGGATGGTGAATTTATTGATGATTCAATTGAAGACCACTTAATGAATCTTATTGGTATTGAGGATCAGAAGGTTTTTGAAAATCCTGATTATTCAAAATTAATGAGAATGCAACGTCCTCGTATTGGTAAATTTACACGAGGTACTGTTCGGATACCCGGAATTCGAAAAGAAGTTCAACCAGAAGTTGAGACTGTTAATAGTGAATTGATTGAATCAGGTCCACCGTTAGATTTCGCGGAACGTTTAGAGAAAGCTATTGACTTGAAATCAAAAGAACAGAATCCACCTAATAATGGTAGACGTCGAAAGATACGTGCTCTTGCACGTTCTGACCCTGATGATCAAAGGGTTGTTGTTGAATGTCGACGTGATTTGGAAAGTGGAGATTATGTCGCTCCTGAGAAGATAGTCGAGAAACTTAAAAACTTTTTCGATCAATATTACCAATTGCTGCCAGGAGTGTCTATGTCAATACCTGTTGACTTGTATAGTGTGAAAGAAAGTCTTGATGTTCGACCTGTTTCCCATGAAGCTGAAGCTGTGCCGTTTCCCGGATCGATTGAGATCGCAAAGGTTGTGTCACGGAATATCGTTCAGGTATTACGAGGCCATGAGCGAAGAGTGGCTTGTTGGGCTATTATGATTGAAGGTACTGTTGGATGTACTGTGCTTCATGCTTGGATCGAGAAAGGACCGATGTGGATTAGATTTCATGTAAATGGACAATCTACTGACCAAGAAATTTTACAAATTGATAGTGATCCTGCTCGTGACCTGGTTATTTTCCAGGTTAAGGGTGTTGCACATCGTCAATTTCGTTCGATGTTGCGATACATACCATCTTCTGAAACTTCCATCTTTCGGAATAATCTAACAGGTTTTATGGTAACACCAATGTCACTTGCATATCCTACTATGGACTTTATTTGGAAAGCTTTAAGGTTTCAGGAATTGAGACCTGCTGGAAATTTTAAGCCCCTTGATCAAGGGTGGCTTTATAAGACTGGATCTGTATCCTTATCTTTAGACACACCTATTTTGACAACTGCTGGACATTGTGGATCTCCACTATTCACATTATCAACAGATACCTACCCTTTTGTAGGTTTTCATAAATCAGCAAATCAATTGACAGCTTGTGGTGCTGATATTTATCGAGAAGATTTTGAACCCTTCTTAGAAAATAAACCACAAAGTTTAGGTCCTCAATTAGAAATTATGGATCATTTATCCATTAAGCTCTATCCAAGAGATAAAATTTTAAAAGTTCAAAATGTAAGCATTGTTGGAACCAGTGCTTTTACAAATTCTTTTACCAATAAAACTAGTTTTTGGAATAGCCCTTTGGCTATTAGTCTTGGAGAAGATGATGTTAAAATGGAGCCAGCTATACTTAATACTTCTGACCCTCGACTTTATGATGATGATGGAAATATGAAGAGAGATATTGTACTCAGCGAATTGCTGAAGTGGAATCAACCAGTGCTGCGTAACTTTGATGGGCGTGTGCTATTAAATGTTATGCGTGGAATTATCTCTCATGTCACTGAATTGGCATATGACAGTGATTATACTACTCGGATTATGACAAAAATTGAAGCTCTCAATGGAACATGTGACTTCGACGTAAGCAACCCTATTGAAAGATCGACATCTCCCGGTTGCCCATGGAAATACGTTGTTAATGGAACAGGTAAAATGCCGTTCCTTACTTTTGTAAAAGACAAAAATGGAGCAGAATTTTGGAAAATTGATGAGAGAAAGCATGCTGGTCGATTATTATCACACAGTATTGACAAAATTATTGACATCTGTAAGCGTGGAAATGTTCCCGCTGTTGTTTTTGAAACATGCATGAAAGATGAACCTCGTCCATTGAAGAGAATATACGAAGAACCCAAAACTCGTATATTTACTCCTGCCCCTTTTGATTATTGTATTGCACACCGAATGTATTTCCATCAAGGTGTTGCATTATTGCGTCAGATTAGAGATTGTCACCCAGTAAAAGTAGGAATTGTCCCCCAATCGACAGAATGGAATGACATGGTGCAGGAATTATTGGCTATGAATCCTGATAAATGTTTTTGTCCGGATTATAAAAATTTTGATGCTACTCATCCTCGAATTCTTGTAATGTTTGCATCTATTTTATATAGATCTGTAATGAAAGCAACAGCGTACCGACGACCTGGGGAGGGCTATAATCGTTTCAAAGAAAGAATTGAACGAGAAGATGACATTAGACAAAAATTAATGTTTGCTGATTCACGACCATTTGTACATTATCGTGAGTACCTGCTTCAATTCGAAGGAGGAATTTTTAGTGGCAAACCAACAACGACAGATGACAATTCTTGGATCAATCTTGCGTATTTAGCATATGCATTTCTTGTTTTGGCTGAAGAACATGCCCCTCAATTGGCTACTTATGGGGGCTTTAGAAAATATGTTGCATGTGTTGTGTTTGGGGATGATGCACAAGTTCATCCCCATCCAACCGTTTCTGATTGGTATAATTTGCAAACAGTTCACCAAGTACTAAAAAGAGACTTTGGTGTTGTTATTCTCGGAAATAATAAAGATCCTAAAAATATACCAGCTTTGATCCCTTTTTCGGAAAGTGAGTTTTTGAAACGTAAGCACAAGCTTGTTGACGATCAGTACATTGGAGCTTTAGGAATGACATCTTTTCTTAAGATGCTTAATTGGACACAAGGTACACGACATGTGTATTGTAAATTACAACATCTTGGAGAACACGACGTGATTGATTATGACGTTCGTGAATATGCTGCAAATCTTGAAGCATTGGAGAATACATGTCGAAGTGCATTGGATGAAGCCATTTTGCATGGCTATAAGTTTTATGACAAGATTTTAAAGCATGTTAAAGAGAAAATGAAAGATCTTGGTGTACGTTGTATTTTTCCTAGTGCCGAGGAAAAACGATTGGAGCGAGAGCTGCCATTGGGACTCTCTTTGCTATGATAGGCGTACAAAATTCCGATTTTGATAATGGCTGATGGAAGAGCACCCGCAGTTCCTGATGCCGAGGCGGCTGAAACTGGTGAAATTATTTCAACTCAAACTGTTCCTCCTACTGTCCCTGCTTCTCGTGTTGCTTCCGGACCCCCTCCTTCTGAAATTGTACAACATACAGGGAACGCTAACCTCATTGATCCCAATATACTTAATCAGAATATCTTGTCTTCTACTATTACTTGGTCAGTCAATCAACCACAAAATTCTGTATTGGGTACTTTTTATGTCCATCCTTCTTACCATCTTTATCTTGATTATCTTTCTCGTATATATTATACGTGGAGTGGTAGTCTACAATATTCTGTTTGTGTTCTTGGTACCGGGTTTCATGCTGGCAAAATTATGCTTGTTAGAGCTCCTCCTGGATATGATTTGGACTCCTTGTCCAACATTGAAGAAGCTACAGGACTTGAATGGATGGCCCTAGATCCGAAAAGTATCATTCCTGCCGAGTTAGGCTTAAATGATTATCGTGGTGTAAATTTCCACATGACATCTATCCCTGCTGATTCGCGTGTCACCGCTGCAGCAACTAAAACATTTGCTTGTCCGGAAGGTGGTTGGGGTCGATTAAAACACGATCCTGACAAGGTTCGATCTGCTGTACGTGCAGGACAGGATGTTTCTAGCTTTTTTGATACAATTAGGCATGGTGGAATTCTCCAATTGCGAGTTATGGGTGAACTTAAAACTTCATCCACAGGAAATATGCAAATCCAAATTCTTGTATTTGTTAAACCCGGTCCCGATTTCCAATTTTCTACACTCATTCCTCCAACTGTTAAAGTAGGTCCTACTCCTTCACAGGTTCCTGCTGTCATTGCTTCCCTTCTTTCTTCTGCTGTAGCAGTACGTCGCTGTAGTGCTACTCTCAGTCCTGTTCGAACTCTTCTTGTCGTTTCTGCTTCCGTTACTCCAAATAAAATGTGGTTTTACGGTTGCGCTTCATCACAGGGTGATTGGTGTCACAATACTCGATCATATGTGACAAAAGATCCCATTATTACCCATTCACCAGAAATCTCTCTTCTTCGTTTTCCAACTGTGGCAAAGAATGACTTTTCCGGATATGTTTGTGATGTGCGAGGTGCCACAGGAAACGAACCTATTGCACAAATTGCTCCTAAGGGAGATTTAGGTAAGGTTGTTGACCCGTTTGATTGTAATGTTCTCATTTTAGAGAATGTTGTTGAGGCGAATGAGATTCGTGGAACAGAATATGATGCTCCTGATTCTGTTTGGATTGCAGAGGAGAATCTAAGTGCTGATCGATCTGAAGTTGCAACGGTTGTTCACCCTGTTGGAATGTGGGAATTGCCTGACCAGGAACTTGTGTTTGCTGATTCGGCGTTTATGAAAGACACATGGCATAGAACACTCAAATGGCCTGTGAATAGTGTGATTGATAGAGAGTCTATGACTGCCAAACTCAATTTGAATTTTATGCCGGCTAATGCACCAGTTTGTTGGAGAGCAATTCGACCTGTAGCTCTCGATTTGTTTATTAAAAAGGAGTATCTTAATTTGAAGCCTGCGACGAAAGAATCGGTGTTTTTGTTTTGTCCCATAAAACCAGGGACGTTAGATGCTGCGTCGATTGAAACTGGAAAGTATGGTTTGCCTACGTATCAGACAGATGACGTTTCACGTTATCTTGCATATGGTAATGCTCAAGGGCTTTTAACATCAGAAGATGCATTACTGTTTGAGTTGTACAGTGTTCCCTTGGGAACACCTGTGCGATACTTAAAAATGTATTCAAGCGGAATGATAACGACTAATGCATCTGATACGACATTGATTCTGGATAAGTCCGATGATTATGATGTACGTTTTGTACAAAAGATTGCAGCATCGGCAGCTATTCCAGCACTGCCCACTCATTCAACGTGGGCATCGCAGGTGCATATTGCGAACGTGGTTGGCAAACGAGAGAATGCGATGCTTCGTGAATCAGTGACAGCTCTTGATAGGAAGATTGAGCTACTGACATCTTTGCTCAGAAAGTAATGGCGTTTTTGGCAGCTATGCTCGGTGGTGAAGTTTTGAATATGGGGGGTAGTTTAATTGGCGCAAAAGTAAATTATGATTATAATTCTATGTTATTAAATCAACAATTGGCAAATGCTGAAAAGTTTCAGCAATTTAATGCAAATTTAATGCAACAGCAAGGTTTACCGTATTTGGCTAACGGTGGCCAAGGATATAATCCTCAAATTTCTAATATGTACAATGCCGGAACGTCTAATGGATTTAATAATATTATACCATTAATGGCTGGAGCGTCTGCCGGAATTTTCGGTGGACGTGGTTCAAACTTTTTCGGATCCCAAACTAGAAGTTCCTCCACACAAACTGGACAGTCGACCTCCAATTCCTTTTCACAGACAGGACAGTTTACTTCCAATTCTTTTGCGCAAACTTATGCATCAGCTTATGAACAGCCTTATACAGGGGCAGATACGGACTTTTACATCTCTCCGCCACCCCTAACTGGTACTGCTGTAAATACTATGGCAGATGCAGCAACTGATGCGGGTGCCATGATGGCTGCGTAGTCCTGATTTCATCTTACTACGTGATAGGATAGGCGCTTTGTATACTGTAAAGATGGCGTTCCAGTATTCAGCATTCCTAAAATTAATGACTATTCTTCAAAATTTGTCAGATGATGGTAAATTGTACAAACCATCAAATTTAAGATTGTTATTTTATACTTCCCCTCCTGCCTTTTGGACAATTGAATGGATAAGAACTTTTGGTTTTCCTGCATGGCTTTTTCCGGTTTTTGGTTCTCTTTTTCCTGATAATATTCATGCACTCTCTTCTAAATCCTATTGGGTTCCTTCTTTTACTTCCTTATTTTCTCAGGTTGCGGTCTTTTGGTCTCATGGTTTTACTATAGATGACCTCCATAAATATAGTGATCACCAGTTAGTCGCTAAGATTTTAACAAATTTCCCGATTGTGACTCCCAAACATGACTTTGTAACAACTATGTATACCTGTGTTGGATTCTTTAGGCTTCAAATAACAGCGCATGAGGACGCCGATATTGTTCGACGTCATTTATTGCCTTTACTCCATCCAGGTACTCGACATTGCGGATGTGTCCAATGCTTTCCTGCCATCAAAAAGTATTATGACTTACGCAGAGATTCATCAAACATATTTTTGAAGGGTATACCTTCTGTATACCTGAAACATCATACTGCTCATCCCCATTTTCATCCTTTCGACGCATTCACTTGCGCCGTCCCAGGAGCCCTCTCCAGACGAGTTGTGGCTCCGCCAACATTTCGTAAAATTTTAAGTTTATTTTATACAAAATGTTATGGTGCACTCCAATCATTAGGCCGTGAAGTACATACTTCAATTGATGCTCTTTCGAACCCTCTTTGTGATGGTCTTGAACCTCAAAGATTAGAAGATTTATCAGATACGCATGAAGAAGTTTTTTGTCCTGCCATGCGTTATTTCGTTGTGCACCATTTAATGACAACAACCGAGCGTCAATTCGCTCTTAATATGACTTGGGATCTTTTTCTAAATTTCTTTAATATTCCTATTGCCTCTGTAGCCGTTGAATTATCTGTATCACGGTGGAAAGTTTTTTCAGAGAAAATTGTAAGATCTTTTTGGGTTCCAGAAGAAGAATTATATGAATTTATCATTTTTGCTAACCATCTGTGTGTCTGTCCCGGTGATTTCATCGGAGAACCAAATTTTGTTAAATTCATGGATGCTGTCACTCGAGTTTGTATACAATTGAGCGTCTTAATCAATCTTAGAATCGCTCTATGTAGTTTTGTGCATGCTGATGTGCTTGCTGACACAGCAGCTCTTGCTTCTAGAATAGAGGACAATGAATGGACTCCCAACATTTTCTTTCAACTATTTAGAACTAAACAACAACCTCGATCCCTTATGCAACTTTCACACATGGCTACTATGGGCGAATTTATTTCTACCCATAGCGAAATGTCTGAAAATCCCGACATGGATGTTGTCGGGTAAGTTAATAATTGGCTAGAATAATATTGTACACAATGCTGGATAGATTGTGGCACGCCGGTACCTTCCATCAGGTCAAATATCTTTAACAATACAAATCTATGAATGGGTCTCGCCAACTCACTCATTGCCGGGTTGTTCAAGCAATCAATATTATTCCAAAATTTATTTCCTAAAAATACAAAACTTTTAAATATTTTCGATGTTTGATGTGAACATTCAAAAATCCAAAAATATTAAACCAATCAATTATACTTTTTCTTTAACGTTCTTTTCATTTTTCACACTTTTCTAGGATTCTATTCTCACTAGAAGAGAAAAGTGTGTTTGTTTTTGCTCGTTATAACAAGAGCCTACGAATTGTTTTCTTTACGTAATAGGTTTTTTACCTACTTTTATATTTATTGTAGTATTTATTGTAGTGTTATTTTGAATTTTGTAAAGTTTTTGTGTTCGTTTGTATTGTATTATTGTTAATAAAAATTGATTTAAAAATGTTTCATGTTATCTTTTAATCTCAGCATGATTCGTGCCCTTTTTATGGTTTTTTATTTTTATTATTTGTGAGATTTTATTTTTATTAGTATTATTATACTATTTTATTTATTTTTACATTTTTATTTTAATTAGTTCATGTTATCTTTTAAT